AAAGTCTTTACGAGAACCAAAGCTATCTTGTTCTGCGTAAAACTCGATGCCACGACGCAACATAAAAGTACGCATCTGGGCAAGGTGTGAGGACACGATCATCGTGTCTACTGATAAATCACCTCGGCGCTCTTTGGCAGCAGTAAGTATTTGTGTAAACTGACTTTTTACTGCGCTATTGTCCATAAGGATCTACCTTTTACTTCCTCTAGTTTAATCATTCTAATCAAATATCTTCGATATCTTCTTTCGCTTTATCTGCAATTTCTTCGGCTTTCGAATCGATTGCAGGAGGAGGAGATGGCATCTTCCATTCTTCAGTGATGTAATTATCATTCCAGATGTCACCAAAGACGTGTCCGGTCTGACGGTCTGCACGGTCGAAGGAGTACTGAGTACTACGGCTGAGAGCATTTTCCATAGACTCTGGCGTATAGCTTCTGGCATCTACATTCCCGTACTTAGCAAAGGTCTCCATAGCAGATCCAGCGTACCGCTTCTGGTTGTCGCGGTTCATAGTGGTGTACATATCATTGAACTTTGCCTGAGCAGCAGGGCTATCATCAGGAGCATAGAAACCGGCAAGGGTTGCCATTGATGCGGGCATATCAGAACCAGCACCGCCGCCATTGCTGTTGTATACAAACGAGCGATTATCTCCACCGTATTGACGTACAGAGTTATCTTGGTTATTGATAACAGTATTATCATTACCGTTAACGGTGGTGTCGATATCGTTATCTTGATTTATATTCTGCTCTTGAGTGTTCTCAATATTAGTATCATTTGACTGGTTATACTCATTTGGCATCACTACCGCATAATTTAGATCTTCATTTTTGGGAGCACTGTCGGTTTCACCAGTCTGTGTTTGGTCGATCGGATTTTGCTCCTGACCACTACTACCTTTAGCAGCTTTTGCTTTCTCTCTAGCGGCAATTCGATTTCCCATCCGGTCGTATTTTTTCTGAGCTCTCGCACCCAGACTTCCACCACCTTCAATATGCTGCGTAAGTTCATCATGTGCGCCTTTTGCGCCACTTTCTTTCCGCATCTGTTGGACTTGCTTACCTGTCTTCTTGGTCCCCATTGCAACATCGTAGCGATGCTGGTCTTGTTCACCCCACTTTTTACCGCGCATTGAGGCTTTAGCTGCTTTTTGGTCTAGACCTTGTGGAATACTAGCCATCTATCAAGCCCTCACAAAACGAGAAACATCTGCTACATACTTGTCACGCAAAGCTTTTGAACGATTAGCAGTTCCGTAAGCGCCGTAGCTGCTGCCACCATATTGACCAATACTATTGTCTTGATTGTTGGTAACAGTGTTGCCATCACCAGTTACATTCGTGGTGATATCATTATCTTGGTTAATATTTTGCGTCTGGCTATTTCCGCCTGGATATGTAAGAGTAGGGGGCTGATAACCAATAGTCTGGTCAGGACCTTCCGGAGCTGGCTGAGGCTTTACCGGAGTAGGATCAGTTTCTGGAGTAGGAGTAGGAGTAGTGTCTTCTCCACCACCATCACTGCCATCTCCAAGCTTTTCCCCAGTCAGGCGGGCATAGTCGTTTTCATCAAAGGTTCCCCCTTGCATTGCCATATTGATTTCTTTATCGCTATATCCATCGAAGTCATATTTCTCACGATCAATACCACCAATACGTTCGGCTAGACGATCAGGGTCATTGCCGATACGTTCACGAGCACGCTTACGTTGTTCAGATTGACTTAGCGCTTCTTTAGCGTCAGCTGATTCTTGTGTAGGCTCGTCGAGCTTATCTCCAGCCATACGGTTTTTAGCCATCTTTTTACTTATAAGTCAAAGCTGTTACTATTGTAGTCAATTTCTAATTTACCTCTTCTGAGAAGTCCGCCCATTGTTAACACCATACTGTCAACAGTATCATCGTGTGCTGAGTGACCGAAGTTGAGAAGCTCTTCTTCAAGCATGTCCCACTTACGCCACTTGTTCCATATCACTTTTTTGTGTTCGTATAAACCTAAGACACCACGTAGTCGAGCAAGCTTGTCACCTTTGAATCCTTTGACTGGTGATACTGTCAAGTTGTAAAGAGCACGTTGCTCTAGCATTATTCGTTTAAAATCTCCTTCAAATGAGTTTTGATACGCAACAGCTTCTGGCCAAATAATGCACGGTGACATTGTTGGGAAGAATTGACTTTCGTCATTCTCAAGAAGGATATTCCAATCAGCTAGCATCTCACAAAGTATGTCCATCTTCTCAAGGTTGCCCATCGTACGTGAACGACGTTGATCAATTAAATAAATTTTTCCGTCCTTAATTCCACCAAGAGTGAATACAGTCCAGTCATTCTTTTCACGAAGACCAGCACTAAGGTCAATGCCTACACCAAGACAGTCATAGTCTTCAGGTACTTCTGCTTTAACAATTAGTTCTGGTGAGATACCAACGTCTGTTGATTTAACAGCAGTGTTGAGATACTGGTAAGCAAAGGCAACACGGTCTTCCATCTTGCGTTCGTTCAAGTACTTCATAGACCAGAACTCTGGCCAGTACGAACGCTGCTTACCATCTGCGTCTGTTATGACTGCTTTCTGAACAATCTGCTTCCAGTTGTTTTTAGGAACAAAGAGTGTTGCGTGTACATCGTCAAAGTGGAATCGCGTACCCAGGCAAATAGCTCTTGCTCCCTGGAACATAGTAGGTGCAATGACGTTGGACCACGTTTGTTCCATCTCACGTCTAATGTCAGGATTGTTGATTGACGCAGCGGATTTAATAGGGTCATCGATAAGAACGAGCTGAGAGCGCTTTGAGGTAATAGCGCCCTTGAGACCACCACATGCAATGGTGAAAGCTTCTTCACCTGCTGTATCAATCCCTGCAAAGTCATAGTCAATACTCCAGTATTCATCACTTCGTTTGATCTTCGATAGTCTCACCATAGGAAAGACTTCTCTGTATTTGTTGCTTGTCAGGATGCCTTTAATCGTTGCAGACTTTGCACGACTGATGTCCACCATATATGCGATGTACAGGATACGAAGCATTTGCTTTGCAGCAGCATGTCGTCCGATCATCCAAGCAGCAAACAAACCAAGGACAGTGCTTTTCGCAGATCCACGCGGTGCGAGGATCGCTGTATTGGGTCCGCCGATTCCTAGTAGACATTCACTATCTTCTCCTGTACAAAGTTCTGCGTGCCATTCCAGCATATGTTTTGCTGGGGCTTTTCCCATATATACACAAAAGTCTTGAAAGTTATCTCTTGCTCTAAGTACTTCTTCACTGGGTGGCTTGGCAGTTACTTTTGTAGCTGTCATTAATGCCGATCGTCTATACGCTAATGCGATACTAGGTGTTGCCATAAAGCTAACTCTTTAGCCTTAGTCTAACTACCCCATGGCTCGGTGCGGATCATATCCATACTGATAAGCGGCATTAAAGCTTCTACCTTTAGCGCGTCTACTGTTATACCTAGATCTGGCAGATGCTGATTTACCGCCACTCTTTACTTTAGGTTCAGCAGCTCTTTGCATTTGCCTACCTTTGGCTTTAGCTATTGCTTTACTTCTTGCTTGCTGTTGTCTTGAAATATCAAATGCAATACCAATATCTCTTGCGTACTCTTCAGCTTCCATCTGACGTACGTTAGTCATAGACCCAACGTCTGCCATAGCAGGCAATGCTTTAGCCAATGTTCCTTGTAAACGCAGGCCTGAAGTTTTAGCGTCAACTAACTCTGGCATTTCTGGCAGGCCAGGTAGCTCAGGCGCATTAGGACTACGGTATACCTCAGGGGGTATCTCCATAGGACCAGTAACAGGAGCGCCGTACATTATCCTGATGTAAGTTCAGAGTAGATCTTTGCCCACACTGCGTTCATAGCATTGTCAATTGGTTCAGCAAATTGTGGGTCGTCTTTAAATATTCCCGTAAGCTCACGCATGACTCGGTCGGCTCCGGCAAGGATGAGTCCCCGTTTATCAGTAGTTTTATTGAACCTTTCGGATGTCTCAATGTGAGAACGCAGCTCCTTTTCCAAGGACGCCAACCTGGCAGCACCGTCACTCCCTTTGATTTCTCCGGAGGTAATTGCCATTCGTAGTTCTTGAATGTCAGAGTGCAGGGCACTAATTTCACTGTTAAGTATTCCACGGCGATCTAGTTTTTTAAACTTCATTTTGACCCAACGACTTAAATCGTTGAAGGTCCCTGTGTAGCCTACGATTCCAGCATATACCCAAATTTCAATTACAGAAGGACATGCCTCAGCAAATTCTTTGAAGTCTTCACTTTCAGATGCAGGTAGATTATCTAACCATTGGTCGACAACGGTTAGATAAACTTTACCTGTCTGTGATGCTGTTGTCATTAGAAGGAACGTGCGAGAGAGCGGGCACGAGCAGATTGACGATTTGATTTCTTCGCTTGAAGCTCATCACCTTTTTCCATCTTAGTTACATCAGCATCAGTTTGAGCACCGATGTTCTTACGATCTTGGTCGCCTTGTGCGCCAATCTTAGTTACATCACTATCAGTTTGAGCACCAATATTGAGGCGATCCTGTTCGCCTTGAGTCTTCATATTGCCTTGCTCACGTGCACCTTGTGAAGTCTGCTGAGCAATGATGTTAGCTTTATCAGCTTCGCCTTGAGCTTGGATATTCTGAAGCTCACGCTTTGATTGCTCTCGCTGTTGAGCCATAATATTGCTCTTATCAGCTGTGCCTTGAGCACCGATATTGGCTAACTCGCGTGCACCTTGAGCTGCTTGTTGGGTCTTGATGTTCTGGTTGTCAGCATCACCTTGTGCGCCAATCTTACGAACATCCTGATCGCCTTGAGCAGCAATGTTTAAGCGGTCCTCAGCACCTTGTGCGCCAATCGTTAAACGACGTTGCTCACCATCCGTGACACGCGTGAGACGATTCTGCTCACCATCAACAATACGAGTCAGCCGATCTTGTTGACCGCTAGCTGCAATATTTTTACGTTCTTGTTCTCCTGTAGCACCAAGCATTCCGATGTCTCTGTCATACTGTGCATTAGCAAAGTTATTTTGATGTTCAAACTGTGAGGCCATTGAGGCCTGACCATATTGAAATTCTTCTTTACGCGCTTCACCAGCTGCCTCACGTTCAAGCTTCTGCTGATGTGACATCTGGTCTTTTGAAATACCAGACTGATAGTCAGCCATTCCTTTAGACAATTCAGACTGAAAGGCAGTTGAGAACATATCTGCCATTGTGGTGTTCTTAATTGAACGCCCTTCGTCATCAGTATCTCCAGGGTCCATTGCCATAAACTTATTGAACATGTCCTGCATATTGAACATGCCACCGGCTACACCTGATTTTGTTTTCTCAGCCATCTACTTCTGCATAGCTATCAAAACTATTCTAACTACAATAGGACTATAGAGATTAGATACTTATGGCTACGTCTAGAAGGGTTGGTAATTATTCAACATCAGCTAAAGCTGTTGTACGTGCATCAGATCAAATCTTTGATGCTGCAATGTCTGGTAAGCCTGATTTTACCAAGATCTCTAAGGAAGCTATTAAAGGTCGTTCACTAGAACGTCGAGCCGTAACTAAGGCAGAAGCTGATGTAGCAAGTGCTGGGCTTAAGGCATTTACTGATGTGAACCTTACGCGGATGCGTGAGGATACTAAAAAAGAGATTGCTGATATTAAACGTCCAGCTAAACGTATGGCTGGTGCAGTAGCAGGGTTAGGCGCTATCGCTGGTGGTTACGTAATGATGGAAGGTAATAAGAAGGATAAGGCGGAGCGAGCTGAACTTAGAGCAGAACGAGATGCATTAATTGCTAAGCAAGATGCTCGGTGGGCAGAAAGTGATAAGAGGCGTGAGGAAATGATGAAGCGATTTAATAGCGGAGGTAAAGATTCTTCTGAGCCAAAGCCTAGTGATTCTGTTCCCTCAGGATCTAGCGATTCTTCTACTTCTCCATCTAGCACTAAGCCGGCTTCTACTTCGAAACCAACAACTGTTAAACCCACTTCTGCTAAGGGCTTTCGTTCTGATGTCTATAACTATTTAACTCAAACGCATAAACTTTCTAAAAATAAAGCGCTCGGTTTGATGGCCAACATTGATAGAGAGAGCTCTTTTCAAATTAATCCTCAAGGAGGAGATGGGGGTAATTCTTTTGGTATGTTCCAATGGAACAATACTTATGGTCGTTCTGATCTAATGAAAAAGAATGTGTCTGATTGGCAAACAAACTGGAAAGGTCAGATTGATTATGCATTAGGGAGTAGTCAGCTACCTGAATACAACAAAGTAACTACTGATTTTAAAAACTCTTCTTTCCAATCCCCACAAGATGCTGCTGATTACTGGATGCGTCATTGGGAGAGACCTGCACACCAAGAACGAGATAGCAAGCGCCATACAGAAATTCTTGGTGGATATAATTTCTAAATAGCGATGCTGGCTCCTAGTTGAGCTAAGCCAGCCATCATACTTTGGATAGCAGCTTGGCGGTCTTTACGGTCCAGTCGAGCTTCTTGCATATCAAGCTTACGGTTTTGGTATGCACGCTCATCACGACGAGCTTCACGCTCATCCTTACGGTCTAAACGGCTAAGCTCCATTGTCATAGCCAAACGGTCATCCTCTCGCCCTTCCTGGCGACGAGTTTCTGCTGTCTGCCTATCACGCGTTTTTTCTTCTTTTGTCTCGACTTCGTCTTTCAATGTTCGAGTTGCACTGGCTTTAATCGTGCCAGGATCAGTAATAGTTGTATCATCAAAATCTTCTCCCGTCAGTGCTTTATAACTAGACCTGGCATTACGAGTTTTATTCCTTCTATCTATTTCTCTTTGAATTTGCTCAGGCTCTAACTTAGTTAAATCTCCAATTTCTTCATAACCTGCAACGCCTTTTACATCTTCTATGTCCCCGCCAAACTTGCGAGTCATCTTTGTGCCATAATTTTTTCTGGCGTGCTTTTCTACTTCCGCTGCGTAATCAGTTCCTGTCAAGATTGACAATACCTTATCGCCAACCTTGTCTCCTGTATCACGAGTGCGCTCTCCATCCGTTGCACTCCATGTCTCACCTTTTGCAATTTGCTCAGGTGTCAGTCCTAAAAGTTCTAACAACATCAGATTTGACCTCCACGTAATGCAGCTAATGCTTCTTCCATTTTACGTTGTTCGGCAGACTTACCACCGCCTAATAACGCTTGAGCGCCATCGCTCACTGTTTTGCCTAGGCTTGCACCGATAGATGCTCCGAGAGGTCCGCCTAGCATTGCACCTGCGGTACCGCCAATACCCATTGCTGCGGTATCCATTACTTTATTGCCGAGACTATCTCCGCCGGCAACAACATCTGCTACATCTAATAGATTGACAGCTGCTGAGATTCCAGGAATAGTCCTTGCAATACCGCGACCCATTGCACTACCTGCAAAGCGACCAATAGGTTTAGAGAATTGACCTGCAGTTACAAAGTTTAAGTTCTGCCCCAACATTGGAACAGTTTGCTTCATTGTTGTTGAACCGCTCAAATACTTGAGTAAGTCATCTACATTTACGCCTTTTGCCTTTGAAGCTAAGGCTGCTACATCATCAATAGTGTGACCTAACATTACTTAACTCCTGCTAAAGCGTTAGAGGCTTCCATCCGTGCAACACGGGTTTCAAGCTGTTGTACAGAACGGACTAGTAAGCCAATTAGTTCACTAGTGTCAATACACATTTTACCTAGTTCTTCATCGTAGTAAGTTGCATCAGGCATTACCTTTGCGTAGTCCTGTGCAATGAAGCCGTGGTGCATACGCTCAGGCAACATGCTGAACTCTTCTTTGTAGTAGAAAGTGACAGGCTTGAGGTTTCTCAAAGTTGCCAGGGCATCATCAATACGTTCTACTGTGTGCTTAGTACTTTCATCTGAAAGGCCGATAAGTGCACCACCGATTGAACCAATGGCTCCAAAAGCAGAACCCATCATTGAACCTTTAGCTTGAGCTTGAGCAGCTTCTTTTGCGGCTTCTGCTTGAATCTGTGCGGACTTCGTAGCTCCGTAAGCCTGTACACCTTGTGCAGCTACTTGCCCTTCAACACCAATAACTGTTGCTCGCTCTTGAGCACGATTCGCAATTGCAGTTGCTGCGAGCTCATCAAACCGTGGCCCATTCTTTCGCAGCGAACCAAAGGTATTGCCAAGGTTCACATTACCTGCGGCAGCTCCTGCATTAGACGGAGGACCTCCTGTGAGCTGAATAGGCTCTGGTCTGAAACTAGCTTGTGATCTACTAAAGCTTGCCATTTATCTACGGTTAACCTCTATCTATCTTATCAATTAGCTCATGGCTCCACCAAAGAAGCTATTTGCTTCTGTTCGTGCGTTCGACCAGGTTGGAGAATTAAAGTCATAGGTTGAACCACCTCCACCACCACTACCCATAGCCCCAAATCCGCCAGCAATGCCACTCACCATGCTGCCAATGCCACTTGCCATGGATGCCTGTCCTTGTGCCTGCCCTTGTGCCTTGATGGCATCAGCTTGAAAGCCAGCTTGTGCCACTTCAGCCATACTGTTGATACCTGCACCGTGAACTAAACCTTCAGCCTTAGTAGATGCATTTCGCTGCATTGATTGACCTTGCATTCCTACCTTCCCTACTTGCGTAAAGTCAGGTGTACTGAAGTAATCAGTTAGTGCTGTTCCTGCAAAGCGTGCCATGGTTTACCCCAAATACATTTCAGCGTTTCCGCCTTCAGCTAAATTTTCTTCAGCGTTTCTACGCCTACGTTCACCTTCAATTATATTGCCTCCTACTTGACCAACTCCCAAGCCAGCCATACCGCCTAGTAATCCACCGATTGCTGCCTTGCCACGGCCACGTCCCGCCATCGCACCTCCTACACCACCGGCTAAGGCGAATGCATACGGAATGCCTGCAGTAGTTAACGGTAAGCTTCTACCTAGCATCTGCACTTCAGGTCCATGGATACCTTCTGTTGTGCCCCTTAGGGCACCGGCAAGTAAGCTGAAATCACCATCAGTAGGATTGTAATCCTCAGACTTGTCATATTTAAAAGCTTGATACTTGTTATATTCTTCTCTACTTACATCAGGACGAACTTGACTGAATTCCTCGTACGGCAGGAGTTGTCCAGTACGACCCATGATGTACTTGAGTGCAATTTCTCCAAGTACATTATCTGTTTTAGTTGGATCCTCATCTGACGGCATCGCAGCTTTATACCCTTCTGCTCCACCAAAAGGTGTTAGCAGTCCTAAGCCGCTGTTGATTGCAATGCCTGTAGGAATAGCTAATGCCTGTACCATGCCAGGCGTGTAATTACGTTTCTGTAATTCACCAATATCATCAAAGCTGTATCCGCGTCTAGCAGTTAGTTTCTCTTCACCACCCTGCATGATGTTCTTTGCATATCCCCGCTCAAGCATCTCCTCTCTATCTTTTGCATTCTTGATATTTAAGTTTCTAGTCTCTTTACCACCTGGAACTTTTGTGTACGGTGTATTGATACTTTGTACTGAGCTTTTCCCATACAGCTCAGGAACAAACTTTGCTAGGGCCTTTTCGTTGATGACTTCACCAGTAGCTTGTGCAGCATTCAGTAACCAATAGATACTGCGAGTTGCATCCTGTGTAATGTCGTTTGCAGCACTGCCTAAGAATTGTCCAGTCTTATGTGCAGTTGACCCACGTAGATTCATATCTAGCTCTTGAAGAGCTTGTCTATCGGCAGGGTCCGTTTTACCTAATGCTTCCGACATTCGATTGATGCCTGGATGCGTACCTACCATCGCATCCCACTTTGTTGATTCTTCTGTTTCTCCACGTAGCTTTCTTCCACGGAGAAATGCGTTCCGTCTATCCTCACGTCCTAATTCATAGTCTGCTTTGAAGCCTGCCCCAACGTCACTCAGAATGTTGCGGATCTGCTGCATCCTGTCTTTAGCCATTAGCTAACTCCCATTCCAGTAGAAGGGTCAGTTAGATATTCTTGATAGTTGCCAGGGAGTAATCCAAGTTCTGCAAGAGCTTGTGTCTTACCAGCTTGCATCATCTGAAGTTGCTGCTCTTGGCTCATCTTTTCATAAGGTGTTAATCCTTGACCACCACCTAATTTATCTTTGCCTCTCAGGATCATATCTGATGCTGATCTTCCAATCATGTCACCGCCAATAGAGCCGCCCATATCTAGTAAGAATCCGGCAGGTCCAGAGCCACCAAGTTTGCCAAGAGCTAAACCACCAGTTGCACCACCAATAGCTGCACCACTGCCTGCAATGATTTTGTCTCCTAGATCACCTGGTGTCATGACACCTTCTATTACACCAAACAAAGCATCAGGTGCAAGGCGTCCCACAATCTCTGTAGGACCCATTCCTTTAAATAAACTTTTACCGATGCCTAAAGCTGCACCTGCTGCTCTTCCTAACATTTTTATACTGCCGGAGTTCCTCCATTTATTTTAGCTTGATTGAATTGCATACCTTGATTTGATAATCCAAACATATCCATCCAACTGTCAGTACGTGCCTGTTCTGCAGGATCATTCATGTACTCCATGATGCGATGACCCATCTGACCAGCCATACGCTGTTTAGGTTTATCAAGCTTACCCATTTGAGTAACTTGATCAACACCGCTTTCGGTAGCAAAGGTATTAGGCGAGTCCTGAGACTTCGCCTGATTCATCCGGCCCTGAGCTACTCCAGATTGTGAGTAATTGATCTTCATGAGTAACGACCTCGCTGACGAAGATTGGCGGGAGTAAAGCTACGGATTTGTTCCTTCTGTGCTTCCCGTTTTGCACTATCACGCTTTTCGCGTTCTTCAACCAGTCTAGCTTTAACTGTATTCCTATCTACTGCTTCTTGGTCAACTTGCTTACCACGTGCACGACTTTCAGCTTGACGTTGAATGTTCTGTGCAAGCTCTACACCTGAACCCATTTTACCGGGCTTCTTACGATCAATCCGAGGTTTCTCACCTTCTACTTGACCAATGAATGGTTTCTGCGCTCCTTCGCCTTGAAGCTTCGAAAGTTCAGTAACAATGGTGCTACGTACTGGTTTGCCTTTGTCATCGGTACCTGTACGGATTGTGGAGCCCTTAGGAATACGTGCAACCTGTGCCTGCCCCGAACTGTCGTTCATCGCCTCTGAAGCGTCAAACACGACGCCTTTAGTAGGCTCACCAGTCCTTGAGAGGTAAGTACCAGTTGCATTCTGGTTTACAGACGAACGCTTAGCAGCGTCGAGCTGGAACATGGCATTTGCAAGCCTTTGTTGATCTCCTTCATTCATTCTTAGAAGGTTCATCACTTCAGCAGTGCCTGCGGCACTGGACGGCACGTTTTTGCCTGTTTCAGCATCAAATCGGTACAGTTGTACGCCTTTTTTAACCCTACCTCTGTTATCAGTTCGTTCTACGTTAGGTGCTTTGCCAACAATATGGTCAACCACTCTTTGCAGCTCATCTACAGACCGAATATTGGCTGAAACGCCTTGCATTCCAAATCCTTCGAGCTCACGAAGCTTTTGAGCAAAGTTTGTCGTCTCCCGAGTGATATCAACCTGCGGATAGTCGCCAAAAGTGCGTCCACCTTCTCGATAGTCGGGTTGAGACGCTGCCATCCACTCATATGCAGTTTGTGGAGCATTTGCAGCGTTAGAAGAGCTTGCATTATTGGGAGTACGGTCTCCAGCAAGCACTGAGGGCAGATCAGGGCCTTGAATAGCTAATGGAGCCCCTGTCACTGAATCTGAGTAACCTCCATCTGCTCTACGAGCGGCTTGACCCTTGATTGCGTCATTTGCAGTGCGAACAACATGTGCAGTTTCACCGATTTTGCCTAATGAGCGGATCTCAGCGATACGACCGATGTTTTCGTCGGCCATTGCACCTGGACCGTTGATTGTGAAGCCTGTTCTTGCAATTGTGTCTGCAATATGGCCAACAGCTTCGTCATTCTGCGCTCTCATCTCAGGACTAAAGCGTCGATTGTCTTGACGCACCAATGCACGTCCCACTCTTGCGTCTTGAGGACCTTCAGGTTCTAAATGACGGCGTAATGCGTCTTGAGCAGTGGATACTTCGTTGTCAACAGCAGGTGATCCACCAAATACGCGGGATATCGCACCTAATACGCCGGATTCTTGCTGTTTAGCACCTTCAAGTTGCTGTAATGCGTCTGCCATTACCGATTTAGGGGCAACAGTCTCGAATGAGCCGCGTGTTTCTTCGAAATTCTCCCTTCTTACTAAACCTGTCTCCGGATCTTCGGTAAATCCACGGTCATTCGCTCGATATGTCTGTTCATCGTCTGCACGAGTGACCTTCTTACCGCCTTCAGTGTAGTTATATCCAACATCTTCGCCAAATGCATAGGCAACATCGTCGTCTTGTTGATAGGTGACGCCCTTAATCTCTCCACCACCTACATCTGACGTAGTAGTTGCTGCAGATTGCACCATTTGACGCAGCACATCCTGCTGAGTAACCCGATCATCCGCACGATGCTGGCGACGGAACTGACGAGACACTGCAGCCAGGGTTTCTTCCTCTGACATCCCAAGAGTTCGCCCAGCAGCAGCTAGTTCTGCACCTTTAATCAGTTGCTCACGACCATCATGCTGCCACTGAGTAGGGTCATTACTTGCAGATACGTTGCCAGCTGCAACTCTCTGCGCATTAGTTCCCCGTTGAATATTCTCTAAAGTCACAATCTAACTACGTAAACCTACAACTATTGTAGATTATTTGTTTTTATCTTTTACCTTCTTAAGTTCACCTTTGAAGAACTCTTGAGCGCCCGGGGTTTCCTGTGCAAATGCTGGAGATAACTCAGATGCGGCAGGGGTGTCGGGTTGAGTATCAGGAGTTGCGGGAATATCTAAGAACTGCGTAGGATTTTGACCCATCATTGCTGCATTCTTAGCCTTCTGTTGCATACCATCTTTGGCGTACACCAGGTTTCCACCAACGTTGAAGCGAGCATCAGCATTACTGTCTTTTCCGTAACCAGCAACAGCGTTAGCAGCAGCAATTGCTTGTACTGAAGAGCCTTCGTGGTCTAGGAAAGTGCTGCGAATTTTGTTTCTCTTGGCATTTGCGTACATCGGAGAGACCAAGCTGCTGTCATCTGGCTCAGCTCCGCTGAAATCAGCACCATTAAAACCACGAGGGCTGCCCTCGCTACGTGCCATACGTACCTGACGCACTCGTTCTGCTACATCGGGCTTGTCAGAGGTGCCATCTTGTGGGTCACTAGCGTTGCCACCAACGGTTCCAGGCACAGATTTACCATCAATCTTGTAACCAGTACTCTGAATAGAAGTATCTACACCACTCATAGAGTACTTACCGCCTACGTTGCTAGGAGTAGCGCCTTTAGGAAGTTCGTAGGGCGTTTCTTCTGTACTGATTTTGTTACTGCCACTCTGATAAGCGCTCGGTAAATCGTTGGATTGGAAAGCACTCTTGATATCT